GCGGAGATGTCTCCGTTGAATTTTTCAACAAAATATTTGACAGAACTTATACCTCTGATGAATGGAATGTCATCATGTCAGAAGGAACAAAGGCATTGGAAAAAGCACTTCAATTAATTAAGGAAGATCCTAAGTTTTTTGCTTAAACGTCTGTTTCTATAGATGTTTTCTACCAAGTAGTAAGACATTTTATTTTATCAGAGTACCAAGTAACAAGGTAACAAGGTAACAAGTAGCAGAATACTTAGCTTTTTAGATTACCTAGAGGTAATTTATAGGTAATGCAAAGTAACAAAATACAAAGAAAACTCGTTTTTGCTAGGTTTTCCTTAAAAAATATATTATCTTGTAAAAAACATCTATTGAAATGAATGATTTAACAGAAACTCCATTACCAGAAGCTTTATCAGATTTACTGTTTGACAGAAATATTACACAGAAGCAGAGAAAATTTATCCTGTTGTTTGTCCATTCCGAAGGTTTGAAAACAGCTACCCAATGTGCAATTGAAGCAGGGTATGCAGCAGGTTCTGCAAAGGTTAGAGCTTCCGAACTGCAAAACCCTGACAGATATCCGCTAGTTGCTAGAGCAATTGACGCTGAAAGACGTGCATCTGTTGAAAGGTACAAATGTAGTCAGGAGCGTTCTCTTTCTACATTGGCAAGAATCAGAGATGCAGCGTCAGCTGCTGGTAATTATAACGCTGCCGTAGCTGCAGAAACCAGGCGTGGCCAGATAGCTGGTTTGTATGTAGATAAGAAAGAGATATTAACTGGAACTATTGATTCTATGTCTAGAGAAGAAGTAGAAAAGAAACTACAGGATTTGAAAGAACAATATAGTATTGAAACTACATTTGAAGAAGTAAAAGAATTAGAAAATAAATCTTGACTATCTAAATAGTTGGGAGTATATAGTAAAAATGCTCGTAGGCGAAAGCAGTCTGCAAAAAAACAGGTGCCTACAGCATATAGTTGGCTTGAGTAGTGCCAAAGAATGCGTAGACCAATTATGGAAAACTAAGCAATCAAAACTACTTGATACAAAAAGGAGAAAGTTATGCATATTGATAAATACGTAGTGAATAATATTGGTACAAAGTGGACTAATGGTAAAAGTAAAAAAGGTCAGATACTTGATAGTCTTGATGGCACTGATGGTATTGATTTAAAAAAATTAGTTCCCTTGTTAGAGCAGTGGTTTGAAACTGTTACGGGCGGTTGGTCTGATAAAAAGGTTGAGTTAGTAATTAATGTTAAGGAGAATGAAAGATGAAGCTATCAGAAAAGATGACACCTATTCAAATGTTACAAACTGTTTCTGGTATTTGTAAGACCAATGGTAAGTTAGATTGGAATAATACAGGTCAAACACCAGAGGAGGAGTTTCGATTCATTGCTAATATGATTGATACTTATGTTGAGGAACAAGATAAAGGCAGTGAGGGTGCTAATCAAAATGACTGAAGATCAATTATTTTGGAATCGTGTAGGTTGGTTAAGACATGCTATGATACATGCTGAACATTTTGAGTTTCGGCTGTTGTGGTATTGGAAACTGCAAGAGTTGATGAAGAAGTCGCCATGATACAAATAGTATTATTAATATTTTTAATACTTTTTGCTATGCACTGGAAAATTGCATTAATTGTAATTGGTTTTTTGTATTACTTTGGTTGGCCTTTTTGATCCTATAGCTCAGATGGTAGAGCAAATCACTTTTAATGATTGGGTCGTAGGTTCGAATCCTACTGGGATCGCCACATGAAACCAGAGTCTAAACTTTGGCAGTTGGTTAGGAAAAATATCACTTCCATTCATTGGACTAGATTAGAGTCGTGGGCTATGCCTGGTGTTCCAGATGTTTACGGCATCCAGGATGGCATCAGCGTTTTTGTGGAGTTGAAAGTAACCAAAAGTAATAAGATAGGATTATCAGCCTTTCAAAAAAACTGGCTTTACAACCATTATTTGCAAGGTGGCAGAAGTTTCATTATGCTTCACCACCTCGGTCAGAGGTTACTGTATATCTTTCCAAGCTCCACTCTCCATTCCCCATTGTCCATCACCACTGAGCCCTGTTATAGGGTAGAGCTCCCTGCATCCCCAGCAGCGTGGGCAGCTGTCGCCGACCATTTGCTCCATTGTCCATTGGCAGAGGCCAATCCCCAAGTATAGTAATAGGGATCTTCACCTTCCCTGGCAGCTGGTGCAGCTCACCAGGATCTCCATTTCCATTGTCAACCGTTACTAACCGTTACATGTGTGTAAGGGACAGGGGACGGCACCCCCTGCTAACTCCTGTGGAACTTAATCTTCATTTTGCCCTTGACTATCTAATAAGATGGGACTATATAGTTATCAGGGGACGAGGCCCGTCAGGTAGCTCCTGTCCAAGCTAGAATAGATCTTTTGCCAGCCGTCTAGCCGTCCCTGCGCACTAGAAAGGAAGAAACAATGACTGAAGCATTAGAGAAGGATCACCAGAAGACCTGCGCAGAGCGCATTCAAGAACAATGGAAGCTGAGGAAAGAAGATTTGGTAGACCCTGAGTTTGAAGGACTCGGATTTGATTATGTAGAGCCCCATACATTCACCGACCAATTGGAGGGATACTGGCGTTGGCAGTTCTCTTGGGGTGGGCCCAGCGATGAGCTCCGTGCATTCGTTAACGAGAACAAAGAAATCCATCGCCTTGAATACTGGTTCATGGACTGGATGGACGGTGCTAAGCTGGAGCTGCAGCCTGGGAACTCATGGCCGACAGAGTGGCAGAGAATGCAAGAGATGATTGGAGGCTAATGATTCTACTCATTACATTGCTCCTGGCCACGCATCACCCATACCTGGGCGCAGCAGTGTTGTTTGCTTACCTGGCGTGGACATCACTGTGGTAATACCTGTCTCCATCTCCATTCCATTACGCAGAGCTTTTGGTATAGGGTATATATAGGGATAACTCAGGTGTACCCGCACGGCATGCCAGAAGTTCGTGTGGAAAAAAAATAAAAAAAGATTTGACAATTATAATTAAATGGGATATAAAGGGATAATTAACCAGAAAGACGAAAGGATAAAACAATGTCGAAAGCAGTTAATATATTAGAAGTTCTTGAAAAGGCTCATCAAAGCCCAAACAAGATTAGTGAAAGAAATA